TCCCACCGGACAGAATTTCCGGTAATCTGGATGTTGTCCCCTGCGTTGCCAGCTTGCCCAATCACGCCGCCGTTGCGCAGCAGTGCGGATTGCCCGCTCACCAGCAGGCCGACATAACTCGACCCGGTGTTTTTCTTTATAAGGTACGACTTGGGCTGTTGCCCACTGAAATTGCCGGGCGCACCCTCAAACTCAATTGATGCACCATCAGGGATGGTAATCTGCGACGAAATAAGCGGGGTGCCGTCGATCAGCAATTTCGCCTTGCGAGAGACAGATGTCGTGATGGCAGCGGCAAGCGTTGTCGTCGCATCAGTTACTCCGGTCACGTCAACACCAAGCGCAGAAGCCCGCAGAACATCGCGCGATGCGAGCGTTGAAAGTGCCGCCTCTACGTTGTCTGTGGTGAAGTTGCCGGCAGCATCCTGCACGCCAACCTGCGACGCGCCCTTGCCGCTGGCCGTGCTGGCGAGGTCCAAATATACACTCGCAGCGTCACCAACTGCAGTGCTGATTGGTGACACGTCACCGGTAGTAGGATCAAACCCCAGCAATTTACCTTTTCTACTAGCCGCTGCTGGAAGTTCAGAAAGAGTCTCACCTACAGGAACTCGCACAGTTCGAAGCTGCTTTGTAGCTTCATATGCTTTAAGCGTACGAAACTCTTCTGCTGCAGACATTACTTGCCGCGAAATAGTGGGCTCTGCAGCATTACTTGCGTCCGGAACGTAAGGCATGATGACTCCAGAAATTTGTACTAACTAGTCAAGTTAAATCTTGTTCATGAGATAGCTGGCCAGCAAATCTGCCTTGAACATTTCAACAGCAGTCTGCGCCTCACGCGCCATCTCCTGATTACCTGTGCGCGCCCACACAATTCCCGCAGCCCACATGGCTACTTCGTCTGAGTGAGCGTCAGCAATCCAGCTCGCGTACGCAGCGTTGGTAACTACAGGATTCTTATAGTAAAAAAGCCTTGCACGGCCAGTAGCACTTGCAAAGCTCGCTTTAATTGTTTCACCAAGGACAGTGAACACTGATAGTTTTGCTACGTTGGTGTCATCGAAGAAATTCTTGAAGCTAGTTACCCACTCCAAGTTTTCCGTAGCAGTGAAAGTCGTTGCATCCTCAGACTGCATAAATTCAGCAGCCCGCAACTGAGGCGCTGACGTATAAACTCCAGCAATGTCTACGAAACTACCACTAGCTGGAACTGTATACGTGAGCACCACAGAGTCTCTGTCACGATGGAAGAAATCTGTGTGATGAGCACGGAGAGTAGCAGTACGCACAGCCGCTTCAGTGAGCGTGACCAGCTCAGGCCGCTTGGTGATAGCGTTCACCAGAGCAGTCATGTCACTGAAAGACTTTGCCATTTTCTATTCTCCGTGCTAATCTGCTGCGGTTTGTTTACTTCGTGGGGGCCGCACTGGATTGCGCAGCAACTTGGGCCGCAGTGACAGGCTTCAGCGATTGAGCAGTAGCTCGAGACAGATCAGCACCAGGGGCCGCCATCAGTTTGGAATCACCATGTGTGATTTGCTGTGCAGGGACTGCCGCACCTTCTGCAGCGGCTGCAAGTTGCACGGAAACCGCGTCAGGCTGCTCCATGCGATAGACCGGAGCTGCGGAAGACCTCGCCAGCGAATCCAGATGCGCAATCACATCTTCTTCATTGGTAGAGAAGTAGCCACCAGTGAAACGAATTTCGCGACCATCGGCCATGTGAGTACGCGAGTTCGGGATAGTGGTGTAGTAATTGACAACGCCGTCTTCTTTCGAATCAGACATGTTCGTCACATCAACAGCAGTATGCAGAATGGCGTCTGCAGTGAACGTGCTGGTAGTCATTACGCCAGTAGCCATAGGAACCTCAGAAGTTGAAAGGGTCGATTATTCGGCAAAAAGCGGGAGAGCAGATCACTACCCTCCCGAAAGCTATCACCAGCTTGCCTTCCAGTGACAGCACCCCTCCGACTAGGGAGCCAGAATTAACCAGCAGCCGCAGCGGTGAAGTTGAACAGAATGCCGAATGCAGCCGGATTCTTGATCAGGCAGGTCAGCTCAGTAGTGAGCGTGCCACCCTGAGCATCAATGCCTGAATCCACTGGAGTGCCATTCTGGTTAAAGTTCAGCTCTTCCGTCTTGCGCAGATACGCCACCGAGAAGGCGTTCAGATCCACCACGATCGCCATCTTGGCCCACGTAAAAGTGGAACCATAGGCGTTGAACAGTGGATGTTCGATCATTTCGAACGTACCACGCGGAGTGCGAATCGTGTCGATCTGCAGGCCCCACGAAGTTTCCGTCGTGTTGATCATGTAGGTGGAGTTCAGTCGTGCAATGTTGTGAATCACACGACGTGCAACGCCGCCAACAAACATCGTGCGGATGTTGCCGGAAGTTGCATCAGTCTGAACAGCCAGCGTCGGATCAAGCGCAGCTTCAAACTGCGTCCAGTTCGTGGTGGCACCGAGAGTGGTGATGTTGCTCGGCGCAGCAGTAGTCACGCGCGCCACGATACCTTCCATGGTTTGGAAAGGCTGCGAGTTGCGAGTGCCCTGGAACTTCTGACCGAAGAACAGCGCCTTTTCGATGGCCATCGCATGGAACGTGGCGCAGTCACGCTTGGATTCAGCAGCTTGGCCATCACCAGCGATCAGCGGCAGCGCAGCCAGCGTCTTCGAAACAGCCCAGGTATTGCGGAAAATTTGAGTGTAGTTCGTGTTGCGAACTGCCACCAGCGCCGCAGCCACCGGACGAGTCGAAGCTTGCTCGAAAGCATTGCCGATGTGAGCCAGCACCACGCTGTTTGCAATTGCTGCACCAGCCACAGTACCAACGCCACGAGTCACAGTCACCGAAGTTCCCGAAGGAATCGTATTGACGATGACGATTTCACCAGTGGTGTCTGCACGATACAGATCACCGATGACGGTGTCTGCAGTGCTTGCCACAGTGAACGTGGTTGTTACACCATCGATTACTGCTGCCGTCAGCGTCAGCGCCGGGAAGATCATGGTCTTTGAATAGTAACCATGCTCGATCGCGACAGCCGTTTCTTCCTTCAGCAGAGCTGTCAGACCAAACAGCGGCGCGGTGCCATTCGGCATCAGGCGCGTGATTGCGGCTGCGTAGGATTTGGCAGCCAGATCGGTCGGGAGAACCGCAGTAGTGAGAAGGCCAGTAGCCATTTGAAAATCTCCAGAAGTTCAGATTGAGAAGAAGCTCTTTAGACTGAAGTCCGTCAGATCACTGAACGTATTCCAGCCAATTCGTGTCCTTCTTGCCACCATCCGCGCCGCCTTGGCCGGGCGATTGCTGGTAGAAGGGTTGACCGCCAACTTTCAGGAACTCTTGCACACTTTCGAGTGCTTGGCGATTCACTTGATCAGCAGTCATGTGCGGGTTTGCATTTGCAATCTGCTGTGCAATACTGCGAACCATTGCTTGGCCAACAGGATGTTGCAGAGCGGGATTGTCAGTGTCGATATTTTGGTTCTTGAGTTGATACTTTCGGAAATGGGAATCCAGTTCGCCCGTGACATGCTCATTGCCGCGCTTGACACCATGCTCCACAAAGTTCTGAGACATGGTAAGACTGGCTTGGAAGGCATTCCGTGCCACTGTATTCAGCACATCCATGAATGCAGCCTGGTCACCGCCCATGGCAGCCTGAAGTTGCTCAGGCTTAATGTCGTTCGTGAAACTGGCTGACCCGATTTGTTGCTTGATAGCGTTAGGATCAACTTGACCGAACACAGAAAATTCCTTGGGCTGGGCGGCACCTTGGCCATTCGCAGGAGCTTTCGGAGTCATCAGCCCCATCAGTTGATCCAGAGGTTGCTGCGAATTGGGAGCACCTTGTTGATGACTGGCAGGACCAGCAGCGCCCGCAGCGGCACCAGGATTCTGCCCATTCGGCATTCCAGGAGGAGAATAATTGCCCGCGCCAGGATTGTTGGCAGCCCCATTTGCGTTGGGTTGAGCCTGAGGGCCAGGTTGCTGCGGAGCCTGAGCACCAGGACGTTGCTGAGATTGCTGATTGCCGCCAAAGATACCAGAGAGGAAAGCCATGATGAGTCCAATCGAAGGTTGAAGTTGCGAAGGTTGAAGACAGGCAAGTGCCTACTCACAGAGGATCAGGTTGCTCAGCTTCATCGGAATCTTCCGAAGACTTCGCAGTCAGATCATCTATAAGTTCTGTGAGAATCTCGAGCTGTGCCCGTGACTCTGCAATTCTGCGCAGGAACATAGTGTCACTCTCACTCTCCTGCTGAATAAGTGCTACGTGGTTAGCAGCCACGCGCGCACGGAATGAGTGAATGTACGCGAGTGTAAGCGGTCCAATGTGTTTTGCGTGCTGAATCTCCTCAGGTGAGAACAGGAAGTCTTGAAACAGGCAAGTGGAGTTAAATTGTGGCATGATGTTCTTTCAACCGTAGGAGTTGCTTTATTGCAGATTCTGCGGGGAAGGCTGCTGAGCCTGCTGGGCAGTAGCTGCTGATGTTTTCTGCAGCGTGCCAAGGAACTGCTGTTGCTGCTGGGGATTGCGCTTGAAATCATCCAGCCAGGTTGCACCCTTAAGCTTCATCCAGTAGATGAACATGCCCATTACATCATACTCAGTCATCACGACTGGCATAGATTGAGCAGTCTGCAGGAACACAGTGAGAAGCTCAGGTGACATGATCTTGTCCATCGACATAAGACCATCAGTCAGCTTGAATTCCAGCGTAGCATCACGGAGTTTTTGCGGATCCACCCTCACTGCACTACCATTACGATCTGCAGGGTTGATCAAAGTCTCAGGCGGCTGGTAGAGTAGAACATTCTGCTTCAGCATGTCTTTGACTGGCGTCATGAACTGACCTTCAATGGTCAGAGACACTAGCTGTTGACGAGAATTCGAATTCCCCATCACAGTCTGGAATTCTGCCTGAGTCTTGTTACCTTTCTGAAACTGCCCACGATCGACCTTGTTCTGCCCAACAGCAGAGTCTGCCATGTCAGACAGCATCCCTGCCATTTGTAGCGAGGCAGCGCTTTGGTCATCCCGATACGGAATCTGATAGATCGCTTTTCCAATATCCGTAGCAGCAACTGCGTTTCTCACTGGAATGCGAGCCACAGCAGACGCGGGGTCAATATCCTCTTTATTGATAAGTTTGGGGTTGTAGAGGAGTCGATCAAATACCAGCCGCCGCTTGGACTCCAAAGTAGCATTCCACAGGGAAGATGTAATATCCTGGAACGGAAGCGCCGTATCAAGCATGGACTGGGTTTGATACCCGAGACCATCTTCATTGGGCTGCATGATAAAGATAGGCAGATGATCATTGATAGAAATGACTTCCTGCACATAGATCACCACAGACCAGTTGATGATAATTCCGTAGTAGATTGTGGGAATGTTTCCCCGAGCCCCAAAATCTGAAGGAAGCGCTCTGCACAGAAAGCGCGTGACTAGATAGCGATCACGGTAGTTGATTCGATTTTGATTCGCACCCGCCTCCTGTAGACCAACATACTCGAGCCAGTTCGTTCCCCGTAGCATGCGAGCTTGAGTTGGATTGAATAGCGGGTTGATCTGCGGAATGTAGTAACCCATGCTGTTCTGCGGGTCAACTCCAATTGTATTGAACCCAGATTGCAGAGCTTCAGTGAATCCTGTGGTCTTCGTAGGATCAAGAGACTGCATCAAGCGAATCAGGTCCATTCGATTGTAGAGTTCGTTCCAACCAAAGAATGAGCCCTTCTCATGATACTCCGCAGGGGAGACAAGCATGTCGAAGAAGCAATTGTAGGGGTCAAGACATTGAATTGTGTTGCCTGAGAAAGTTCTGCCCTCAACCTTACCCAACCCAATGTTCGCCCCCTCAGTTGCAGTGCCTACAGTCTTTCCATTGATTGAGCGCCAGTGCACAAATGCAGGGGCAAAGTTGTACTTGAACCCATTGCGGAAAGCTTTAATCAACTCCCGCACCCAGGAATATCTTTGAGCGTGGGCATCCAGGACAGCAGAAAAGGCTTGTGCTGCATCTTCTGAGTCTGGAGGAGCAGCCACGTCAAAGATTGGATGATTCAACAAGTAAACGGCAGTTTGGTAGGCTACGGCTGATTCGATCTGGGGCATCACCACAGGAACTTCAACTCTCGTAGTCATCCGCCGCTCGGAACCTTTCAGCATGCGCTGGACTTCCTTAAGTTTCGCAGCCGATTGATCCAATTGCATCGCATACGCGCGATCACGATACTGGAGATACTGCCGGAACATCGTAATGTCCGTCATGTTCATGGCCACTCGTTTTGCATATGCAAGAAAAGTCTTGCGCTGGTCAATCGTGAGGGAGCCTAGAACAGGAGTAGCGGGAGATGTAGGTTTTGCCATGATGAGTTGCGTTGGTTGGTTGCGAAGCGCTTGCGATAGGTGGTTGGAGGGTCAGTCAGAGACTCAGATAGTCATCTCAATGTCATCAGTGTGAGCTGCGGACACAGGACTACCATCTACTATTTGCTCAAAATCCTTTCGGATCATGTCATCTGCATAGTTTTGCTGGACATACTCAACATAGCCAACCAGATCGATTAGCCCGTCAGTATTATGGAGCTTGGTTGGATTCCAAGCATTGAGCTGGGAAAGTACACGGGAACGGATACAGGGATGAAGCAGCACCTCTCCCTTGAACATACGAACTGCACCGAGTTTAATTCTGCGATTTTTATTCTGCCCACGAGGAGGAAGAGGCTGGAAAGTGAATCCAGTGATACCTTGCTCGTTGCACCAGTGGTCAAACCAAAAGAGCAGAGTGCCCTGGTATGCGCCTGACTCTGAGCAAATCAGTTTCGTATTCCTGCGAAGTCCAATCTCAATGACCTTCTTAATGGTCTCGAGCGGAGTGAAAGTATCAGAGACGATTTCGTCCAGAATTGGGATGCCATCGCGCAGCTCGTAATGTTCGATTGCGCAGTCATCACCTGCTCTGCTGCCACCGCTGGGATCGATCAGAATGAATGAACCTTCACCTGGCTCAGGCCCTTGATACCACACAGGACATTGAGGGACTCTAGAAATATCAATTCCAGAGGCGCCTGATGTGGAAGTGGCGTTCAGAATCTCTGACGCAAAAATTTCAGGGTGACCTGCAAGTGAGTCAGATTCGTATTCCTCAAGGAGCTCATCAATTGGCTTTAGTTCAGGCCAGAGTGAAGAGCCATCTTCAAGGATCCCACCCACCACAAGACTGGTCCACTGCCGGTTATCCTTTAGCTTTTCAAGGATTGAATTGGCAGGATACATGTTTCCGATGAAGATGTAGATGCAACCTTTCGGGCTGCGAGCCTTCATCAGAGTAGAGAGCATCCAGACAAGAAGAGCCTCTGCGAGTTCAGGATTGGCAGCGTCTTCCTTGTCTTGAATATCATCCATCAGCATTACGTCAGGACGCTGGTGCTTTCTGTTAACACCCCGAACCGAAGTCTGTGCACCAATGCCCCAGAGAACCATCTCCTTACCGCGAAAGTAGAAGACCTTCTGAGTCGCATCATCCTTCTCAACATTCGTATCCCAATGGCCGAACACACGGCGAATGTTGGGAGCAGAGAGCATGTCCATAATGTCTGCGAGAATAGCTTTCGCTTTCGTCTCACTTGCAGCAACAATCAAGATGAACTTACGATCTGAGAAGATGATATACCAGAGAGCAAGGCACTTGACAAAGGTGGTCTTTGCAAATCCACGAGGAATGCCGATTGCGAATCGCTCAATCTTGTTCTTGAAGCTCGTCAGAATAACAAAGATCGTGACGTAGAAAGATGGAAAAGCGAACAGGAATATCTCTGGGATTGCCAGAGCTGCGAGGAAATTGATGTCAGCCCGAGCTGCACCAGCTATATCTGAGGAAGATGCAGACAGTTCGGTGGTTGACATGATTCGAGTAGGCTAGAGGGTCAGATAAGATCAGGCGTAACTAAACCCGCAGATCCTGAGCCCGAGCGCGGTGCCGCAGACACGAGAGCCGGCCGCTGCGATGGATGGCGAATTGCTTCCACCGTAGAAATGACTTCTTGCGTCATCCGCTGCGCCAACTCAGGATGATTCGTGCGAACAATCTCATCCACTCGATCAGGCGTTGCTGCAATCATGGTGCGTCCTTCCACTTCCACAATCTCCCGCTTGTTGTTCAGAACATATTGAGGTGCAAGTGAAGCTGGCAGAGTGATTTGTACGATTGCTCCGATTTGCGCTGGTGGAGCATTCTTAGATTCGCGCCGCCTGCGAGCACCATTCAAGATTCGGAAGGCCATCAGAGATTCTTTCATTCCAGCAAACTGTGCTCGCTTGGAAATGTTCCCCAATAGCGTAGCTTCCGTATCATCCATCAGGTCATCAAACTTGCCATCCTTCTCCGCAAGCTCTTGCTTCTGCGCAGACACGCGCGCCACGAAGTCTTCATCTTCCATGAGCTTGTGCACGTACGATTCGCTCACGCCACATGCCGCTGCGGCCTGCGCAGGTGTGAGGTTCTGTGCGAGATAGATTTCCAGCAAGTCTTTCGTGGCCATGATGTTTTCCTCTCAGTACTAGCTTTGGGGGGGGGTCTAATTTCGATTCCGGCAACTCCCGTAGCAGAGTTAATTTTGAAGTAGAGAAGAGAGAGTTGCGAGATAGGAATCCTAGGTGAATAGAATCTGGGAGAAAGATAGGGAGAATTCAATTTTTTGGAGAAATTTTGAAGGGGTGCGATGTAGGATTACAAGACCCCCGCCCCCGAAAAGGCCAATCCCCCTACTCCACCCCGCATGCGAATGAGAATGATTCGCATTAGCATATGAGAATGAGAATCAATTGCATATGAGAATGATTCGCGTTTGCAATTAGGCAGGTGAGAGTGATAATGATTCGCATTCAATACCCTGCCCGTGCTTCACATAACTTTACTTGGCAGACATAATCCTTTACTTGACGGAATGTATAATCATTCGTGAGGGGGCATTGTATAAATAGTCGGGCAGTTTCTAGTTTAGATTTGATGGATTTCAAATAGAAACTAGAGAATACACCTGATTAGATACGGAATAACTAGAAACAGCTCTTTAAAAACTCGAGTGAATAATTCCTAGATTCTATCTGTCGTGATAGAAATAGGGAGATTTTCGCCTGACACTTATTCATACTCCCAAAAGGATTCCAGTTAATCTACTGGTGGATTCCAGTTAATCAGAGCATCAATGGTTGAATTCATTAGGTGTCCTGCAAACTGCGATCACGTATCGTGGTAATTGCGTTAACCTCGAAAGAAAATTGAAAGGAAACTGAAAATGTACTCAATTAATTGGATTGTGAATCGGAAACTGTACACTGTGACCAGCCCGAATATGTCGAGTGCATATAGGGTTTATATGGAAATGAGAAGGGCAAATGGTTCGGCTAGATTGTTCTTCGCAAAAGGAGGAAAGACGGAAATGATATTCTGAACCCCCCGATAGAATGATTCCAGCCCCATAGGGTATTCGGGCTTAATTGATCGAGTATCCTATAGGCTGCAATCCGCAGCAAACGCAGTAAGTGTTAGTGTTAGTGTTAGTGTTAGTGTTATTAACTGGCTTTAACTTGTCTTTGGAGAAATATCATGTCGGTTATCTATACCTCGATTGAATCCGCGAATGCCGCAAAGTGTGTCGGTCAAGCAGTGATTTCGGTCAAATGGAATACTCGCAAGGATGAAAGCGGAAAGGAGATTCCCGGAAAGGTTCGGGCTATTTGTGTCGATATGGAATCCCTAGGGGTTTCTGAGATTCCCGAAAGTTTCCGCCCCCTTGTGAAAAAGGCGCTCGAAATTGCGGCGGAAAATCAGCTCAAGGATTATGTGAATGACAATGGAATGGCCACGGAAATACCAGGTGAATATCTGACCCGGCCTGCCCTGAGTGAAGCATTCATTGGTCAAACCCTGTGGATTGAGAGAGATCGACTGGAAATTCTGTTTACTAAGTCTGCCTTGTGGATTTCCCGTGTCAATTCTCCCAAGTGGGAGAGTGAGCAATATCGGAAACTGGCAGACAAGGTGAAGGCAGAGTATCTGAGTTTGGCTGGCAAGAAGACGAGAATCGAGAAGGAAAAGGCAGAAACTCTGCTGGCCATTATCCCTGAATCTGACCTTGATTCTGAGTTCGGGATTTTCGTTAGCCGGCGCCTGGGTCAAATGATTTCCCGGGCAGAGCAAGAGGTTGATTATTCGGCATTCTAATCAGTGCCATATTCTCCCCTGTAATACTCTGCGGATACTCTGCGGATATTATTGGGGAGAATCTTTTGAG